AGACAGAGTCTTGATGAAACAAGACAGAGTCTTGATGAAACACTTGTCCCAACTCCAAAAAAATTATAAATTTGATTTTATAAATCTATGATTTATCTACTTAAACCTTTCTGGTGTATATATAGTAGATAGTAATGGCAGAAGTATATGTATTAGAACACCAAATAAAATCTCTCAAATTACAACTGCGTGAAAGTGAAGGAGCAAAAGAATTTGAACTCATGATGGCTAAAGATACACTTGATGAATTTATTAAGGATATTGCTTCACTCTTGGATAATCATGAATTAGATGAAAACTGTAGTGAATATACGTGTGAAGATATCTTAGCAGGTCTTCGTATTTTAAAACTAAACAAAGAAATAGCACAAGAAAATGTGTTGAAGGGAATGAGGCGTCATGCTGATTTAATCAAAAAAAATAAAAAGAAGTAAATTTACAAAATGATTAAATTATAAATTTGATTTACAAAAATAAATATATGTTTAGATATTGATGGGATTGTATGATAGTGAAAAATGCCAATATACAGGATTACCTTTCTTTGGTGAAAGGTGTGACTGCTTCATTCATAGACGTAGAGAGCGTTGTGAAGTAGTTAGACCAATTAAAAAGAGTAGTTCCCATGAACTGCTACAAATTGAACCGCCTGTAACAGAAGATGACTTAAAAAAGGCTTATCATAAAATGTGTTTAAAATATCATCCTGATAAGCAGGGTGGAGATGCTGATAAATTTATTGAAATAAAAAATGCTTATGATGAGTTATTACTCTGTTGCTAATTTATCTAACTCTTTCTTATAATACTCTATTTGCTTGTCTTTCATCTTTAGTTGAGTTTGATATCTACTGGTATCAATATCTCCCATTGACAGTGCTTTCATCTCCCTGTCTTCTAATGTAAGGACTTCTTGATGGTGTTGTTCTCTTAGTTCTTTCATTAACTCTCTGTGTTCTTGCTTTGTCATTAATTCAGCGTCTTCCATAACATTTTCAAGTTTCATTTCAAGTTCTTCTATTGTTTCATCTTTATACCTGAGATGCTTGATATATTTAGCATAAGGCATCTTCTTCTTGCCTTTAATTTCTTGGACTGATAAATCATTATCTTCAACATACTTTTTGAACCATTCATTGTCTTCATCATATTTTTCTTCACTATGATATAATGCCATGAATACAGCAAATGCTGATAATGTTTTATTATCCCTTTTCCAACAACTTACGAATTGTCTCTTGGCTATAGTCTTTGGTCTGCCCTTCAGGTGTAGGTGCTTTGAATTTACAACATCAAATATATCTTTTAATTCACTATCACTATACTCTTTACTATCCATTTTATTAATATATCTTGATTATCTTTAAATATCTTTCAAGAGTGTGTTGTGTGTATATATATATATACACTGCCATTCTCAACCAACCTTATAGGGTTGGTCTCAATTTTTCTCTAGGGTTTTCTAAATATATTTACCCTGTCAATATATATTGACTTTTGTATCATTATTTTTGTGGTTTAACTACCATCATATTGACTACATTTGTGATATCTTTTTTTGTAGGTTGTGGGTTTTCAAGGGACTCTTCAAATTCTAATCCTTGTTTCTTAGTTGGTTCTTGTTTTAATATTGTTGATACTACATTCATATCAGCATTGACTGTTTTTTGAATTTTATATAAGACAGCAGAGTTAGGTGAAAGTGCTGAAAATGAACCATCAGGGTCATGAATACTTGTTGTGATATCTGTAAGCATAGTAGGTTGTGTGACTGTAAATTGTAACTGACTTGATGCTAAATTAAAATAATCACCACTTTGTGATACCTTTGGGACTATAGCAACAACAGGTAATGGGATACCTGAATCACCACCACCTAGATATTGTGCTTGTCCTATAATATTAGAGCGTATTGTATAATAAGGTCTTAAAGTTCTTGCTGGGATATTTTCTGCCCGAAGTGGCTGTCCGTTGGTTTGTGTGATAACTATATCTGGATAGAATGAATGTGAAGCATTACCTGAAGGAGTTTGAAACCTTGGTCTTATAGCATTCACTGGTGTGATATTAAATGTTGGTGAGTTAAACATATTTCTTGTCATACCATCAAAATCAGCATTAGTGATATCAGCATTTGTTGTATTTTCATCCATATTATCCCAAGTCACTGAATTAGTTATCCTTGTTTGATTATTACCATCACCAGTTGTTTGATGATATTGAAATCCCATAATACCCCACAGCGACTGATCCCAATACTTTTCATTCATACCCCAATCTACAATATAGTTACCACACATACTATCATAGATTGAATTGACATTTATATTATTATTAACGTAAGGAAACGGTTGCTGTGCTGTCTTTGAACCGTTTGAGACTGATGTGTAAGAAGTAAAGAAACTGGCATTTCTTTGTGAAAAGTAAGGAGCCATCGCTGGTGTGAAATTATTTTTATTTGGTTGTTTATTTAATTTATAACACTTAGAGTCTGCTTGCGGATTCACAGGGACTGCTATATCTGGATTAGTAAATTCAACTGCTCCAGTAGAAGCATTAGTAACTTCATATGTCTTTTCTGCTGTATAACCAGCATTGTATAGATTACCTATCACTTCTGCTTGGTGTAGATGTCTTATTTCAAATCTATCTGTTTCTTGACTAAATGCTATCGTAGCAGAAGGACTACCTAAATATACCTCAGGTATTGCTTCAGGTAATTTTCTTAGTGGAGTATTTGTTTCATTTGTATCAACATAAGTTGATATACCCATGCCCTGAAATGCTATGCCATCTGTGCCTAAGAAACCATTATATAATAATATACAAGGACATCCATACGCTGTGAAGTGCCAGTCCCAGCCAATTCTAACTCCTGAAGGATAAATATCATGCCCTGAAGCATTTGTTGTCCCATAATCATAATGATTTTCACTCAAAATACTTATGAAACTTTCAGCACCAACTGTTCTTTTTATTGCGAAACCATAGACAGCATTATAAAAATCACTACCACTAACTTCACTGGCACTCTTATCTCTTGTTAAAGGGTTAAAATTAAAGAACATAGGCATAGTTGAAAATGTCACCGGTGCTACCTGATGTTCTATCCTTGAACCAAAATATGATGCCTGAGTATCATTTAAATCATAACCTAACACACCATCATTTGAAGCATTCATATTTACATGTAAAAAGAATATATTGAAACTACTATCCAATACACCTGCCTCTACAAAATTACTTGTATCACCTGCGAAGTTTCTAACATCTAATAATTCAGGATATCTTTGCTGTGCTTTAATTAAATTACTGATATTGAATAAGTTTTCATTAGTCCATGGGATAGTTGTTTCAACTATTTGTTCTTGATTATTAATACGCCTTGATACAAAATCACTTGCGATTGTATAACCTTCACAAGGAAAAGCCTCTCTACCTAACTCATATAAATCAGGTCTTTTAACACCTATTGTTTCATAAGCAGTAATATAATTATAAATGTTAGAAGCATTAGCACCATCCGTCCAATTTAAAAATGAACCACCATTCTTGTATTTGAAGTTTTCAGGTGAAGCACATTTATACAATTTATTAACTTGATTTTCTGCTACTGTTGTTACATTTACACCATTATAAGTTCTTTGTTTGATATCCTGAGTTCTTAACATATCTTCAGTTAATTTACTGGCAACATCTGTTGTAGAGTTGTAACCTGTATTCACTGAAGCATTCACTAAGTTTCTAACTCTTACGTATGGGAATGTAGCAATATCCCTGTATTGAGTATTAGAGTGGTGGTCGGCACGGTCACCTAATACATACGAAGCACTTGTAAGTGACGCACCTAGTTCAGTTGTATTTGTAGGGTCATAGGGAATAGCTGATAATGCTGTATTTTGTAAGTCTGTAAAATCAGCACCTGATTTAGGATAAGTATGGATTACTTCACGCATTTGAAAAATAGCATATCTTGAATTATCATTTGCTACACAGTTATTGAATGAAGCATTCACAGTCGGTTTAAACTTCTTTCTATCTACTATGTTATACATTCTATCATCAGGCATCCTTGTAATATTACCACAATGAATGTCACCTATAGTTGAAGTATCATGTTGAATGATAGGATATCCAGTCCCAGAACCCCTTTGCCCCTCCCAATAAGTTGGAACGTTTAAATCACTGTCTGGAGTTAAATAATTATAAGGCAGTGATATATAAAACTCACCATTTGTATTTTTATAAGGATTCATTACCATGTTTATTTCATCATCCCTAAATATCTTTGTAAGTGATGTATTTACTCTTCTATTTAATATAAAGTTATTGACTAAAGATGTATTGACTATATAGTCGCTGTCTTCAGTAAATTCATCAATATCAATATCTTTACCTGCTTTATGTTCTATTACATTATAGTTTAATACAACTGAAGCATTTAACTTATCTATCTGTTGCCCTTTGATTTCTATTTCACTACCCTCAGCACCTAACTCACTAATATATGCTGAATGAACTGAAACTACATCACCTGTATTTAATTTGAGACCATTATTAACTTTATTTGTATATAAAGCACTATTAGCATTATTGCCTGACTTGACTTCTTCACTTGACAATCTATTTGCTTCTAATATATAGGTGGATTGATAACCTGAACTCATTATTAATATGAATTAGAATAAAAAAGTTATTTTACAAAAACAAAATTATGATAACTTAAGCAAACTGAATGTTAATTCTGCCATTCTGTAACTCTGCCATTCTTACAAGTTCAACATAAAAGCGTAGAGTGTGAGAACCAGCCCCCAGAGTCTGGTAATCAACATACGCTTCAATACCACGCGAATTAACCCTTTCATTACGATTAAGTCTATTTGCTACATGGAAGAACTTATTAGTCAAAGCATCAGTCTGTGTGTATCCTTCAAACTTACCTGCTAATACAAGACCTTCACCTGAATATTCTTGCCTGACTACAAACGGAACTTTACCTTCACTCTGGACGATATTGTGGAAATGTCTGGCACTATTATTAACATCAACAGGGAACAAGAAGTGGTCGTTGTATCTTAGATTGTAAGTTAATGAACCATTAACAGAATCTGTTTCTTCAAGACCAACTGAAGCATTTGCCCCTACCGATGAAAAGTTAGCAAGGATATCGCTATCACCATCATCAGCATCAACACTTAGTGACTGAATGACCTTATTACAAATACGACCAGCACCACCAATATTTAGAATTAGATTTCTTGCTGAAGTAGCATCAACAGTTCTTTTTGCTAAGCGATAATCAACATAAGCAAAAGATAAATTCTGGTTCTGCTGAGCGTATTGTGCCATCATTTCTTGTGGATAGTAAATATAATCTGCGACCATCTGGCATTTAGTCTGGACTACATCTGCTTCATAATTGTATGCCTGTGATGATTCAGCAACAAATCTATTTTTACCAGATTTAGGAGTCCAAAATAATTCAAGCGAAACAGGTTCAGTCATCATATAGAGTGGTAACTGTGAAGTCTTTAGAAACGGGAACAAGTCGCTAAGATTCACTTGGAAGGTTGGATTGTATCCAATAGTCTGGAAGTTTTGAAGGCGGATATCACCGAATGGTTCATCCACATCATCATACTCAGCGTCACCTTGGAACTGGTCTAAATCTTTATTAAGTTGAAGACCCTTAGCCAATGCTGAAGCATTCTGCTGACCTATTAGTGAAGCATTACCGAAACTTTCACCGGATTTAGAACCATTAGCGTAGAAGGGTTCATGATTCATTAGACGTGCTGTAGTGTATTGCTCCCTTTCTTTATTATGTTCGCCACCTATAAACATAGACTGATATGCCATAAAATGTGCGAAATCTTCTACTTCACAGAGTGTTTTATTACCGACCTTCAGCACTGCTCTATCAATTAGTGAATGAACGCCAATATTCGCAGGGAAGAAAGACCTAGTATTAGATGCTGATGTTTGAGAAGCAGATAGTGTAATTTTACTATTAGAATGTAGGATACCCTTGTTCTGTAACTGAATACGGCAGAACGTCTGGTTAAAAACGACTGGGTCTAAGATATCGGTTTCTATATCAATCTGTGTATTATCTGGAATAGTCCCTACACGTAGAAGGTTAGGAACAGTGGAAGGCGAAGGAGCAGAACCTTTAGTCATCGTAGTATCAGGCGTAGAGTCTGCGGTCATTTTATCAACATTGGAAGGGGAACTCATATTTTATAATATGAAAAATATAAATAAATAAATTATAAAAAAACTAAAAATTTACGATACAACCTGAATACCTTGGGGAGTAGATACAACAGTGTTCTTACAATGTGCGAATAAGAAAACACCCTGTGGCGAATCAGTAGAAATATCACTTGTCATTTGAAGCCCGAATGGAACATCCTTAAATGATACTCCTGCTCCAGAAATCTGGTCGTAATTTACACCAATACCGAATTTTGCTCCCCCTTCTACAACGTCCTTAGCATAATCATATAATTCACCACCAGAACCATAGTCTTCATAAAAGTTATTAAAAGGACTGACATTAGTTCTTTCAATCTTAGTGAATCCCATTACAGCATTCATGTAGTTACGGACAACCTGTGCGTCCATTCTTTCATTACCTGTATCATTTTTCTGGATAGTATCAATATTATATTCTAATGGGAAACGCTCACCACCACGGGTGAAGATTAACTGGGTAACCTCCGCACGTGTCCCATCACTGTTGGTTGGTGGAAGAGTTGCCGTCCCATCAAATGCTAAGTTATTAATGTGTGAAGCAGGAACAAAATTAATAAATACTCCCATACACTTGCTAACACCGAGTGGAAAGTTAAGAACACCATTACGTGAATTAATAGTGTTATACTGCGATACAATAGAGTTGTATTCAAATACATTCTGCGTCTGTTTCATAATCTGTGATAGTTGGTCTGGTGCTGGTGTTATTACTTCACAAATAAGTTTAACATCACTGAGTTCATAATAAGCATTATTAATACTTGTAGTTGATGATGAGTTGCTAAAGAACACATTAGAGTCTGGACTTAAATGAATAGATAAATCCAAACCACCGACTCCCCAAGCACCACTTAAAGGAATAGGGGACGTGCCGTTTAGGAGTCCGCATACTAAGGGACAGCAGAAGCTATTTTTAGTCGTAAGTTGAGTTGGATTTTCAACAACTCCACGCTGTTGGAGAGCAAAGTTCATATCAATTAGTGCCGTTTCATTTAGATGCGAAATGCCATCCTGTAGTGAAGAAGTTACACCTAGGTATGAACTCATCATTCTTGGATAGTGTCTAATTGTCTCAATTGACTGTGCGGTCTTTTGAGATGAGATGTGAAGTTCATTAAAGCAAGAGTATATACCTAACTGCTCGTTCATTCTAAGACCAGTGGCAGAAGTGCTGATAGAACCATCACTACTGAACGCAGTAAATTTACCAGTTAGACGTAGTGACTGACCGATTAAGTAACGCTCCTGTTCTCCAATAATGAACTGAACTACAGGTTGTCCGTTTTTAAACGATAGCGTGCCATCACTCGTGATATTGCTTGGGATAATCTCTAGGTGCTGATTGCTTGACATTTTTATACAATAGTAAATATAAAAATAATAAAAAAATAATTACAAAATATTTATTTAACTAAATGTTTCTGGTCTATCTTCTTTGCTTTGCCACCCATGACTGCGGAATAGACACGGGCTACTCCCCACTGAGAAGCAGATTTGACCTGTGGTCGCACGCTACCCGGATTAGACCTAAATGCCCCTTGACCTTTCTTTTTGATAGTTCTTAAACCTGATAACTTATAACCTGTTAATCTACTGATTTCTGCTAATGAATGTGAATCATTTGGTTTGAAACCATACTTCTTATTAAACTTTTGCTTGTAAGTTGGCATTTATATTAACAAACATTTTATGATAACATTAATAAAATTAAATTTCAATCATAATACTATCCCCCTTGACGACTATACGTCTAAGATGTGCTACCCAGTTCATCCACAACTTATTCTTAGCAGGGAATGCTGTTAATTCAGCATCATACTGAACCTGTAAGGAAAAGTCACGCCCACGTAAATCTACAACACCATCCTGTAGAGTTAAAGCACGTCCAACTACAAAATTCTCACGGAACTTAGCAAAGGACAATGGACGCACACCTCCCATAGCGAGTGCCTTTTCTAGTTCAATGATTGGTTGCTGGTCTATACTGATACGGTCACTAGTTCGGGAGCAGGACACAGGACGTGTAGGATTTAGTTTGCCATCATATAAAATCTGGTAGTTATTAAGTCTATCTGCGACTCCTACTAATCCAGTGCGAGTTGATTTAATTTTAATATCTGCTAAATAACCATCATCAGCACCTGAGTATTCAATCATGTAAGTGCCAGAAGCATTCATTGCTTGTTCTTTAGTATAGGAAGAAGCGTCTGTGGGGATCATAAAAATTGACTTGGCACGTGACTCATTTACAGGCAAGCGAATATTACTGACTAAGTCACCTGCTAACTGTGAAAATTTATAATTGGTGTGAGATAAGAAATCATAATTCAGTGTGCCACCTTCTTTTAACATACTCATCATCCTTGCTTTGAAACCCTGTGGCATCATAACCTGCTGAAGGATTAACTCTGTATCCGTGATTGTGTAACTGGGAGTGTAGCCAGTTGTGCGGGGGTCTTGTGCTAATACAGCATCATTTTTTAAGATATCAGCACCACTAATACTCT